ACTGCCCCCAAACGCAAAGGTAGTGGATGTCCAGTACAGTGTTATGCCACTTAGTGTGCCGCTAGACACAGGAACAAATTGATTGGCATCGGCCGCAAATTGTGTAGTACTGATTGTAAATGTTGTTGCACTTGGGATACTTTGAATGTAATAAGTTGTGCCAACTGTTGCCGAGGTAGTGGTTGTAGCAGGCAAACCTGCTACAATATTTCCCAGTTGTGAACTGGTAGCAGTAGGCAAGCTGAATATGATTTGGTTACCTACAGTCAATCCTGTGGTTGAAGTTACAGTAAGTAAATTGCCGGTAAATGCTAATATAGTTACTGCTCCACCTTGTACATAGCTGGTTCCTGTAACTGCAATAGGATATCCCACTGTGATCTGAGTGGCATTGTTAGAACTGGTAACCGTCGAAGTAAACACTGTAGTAGTTGACATAGTAACAACAAATGTTGCACTGCCAAAACTTGGAGTTACTATAGGAGTTGACGAATATCCGTAGCCGCCGCTGGTTACAGTAACCCCGGTGATGGTCTGTGTAGTAGCATCGATAGTAGCTATGGCCTGTGCTGAAATTCCTGTAAAGGTTGATCCATTGTTAAATGTCAAGCTAGGTGCTATAGAGTAACTGTTGTTACCAGACACATTTACTGAAATTCCAGTCACTGTCTGCGGGAATGACGCAGTAATATTTGCATTAGTGGTAAGCCATACTGCAGGACTCACAACAAATGTAGTACCGTTGGCCGACACCGACTGCACTAAACAGTTGGCAGGCACTATACAGTTATTGGTCAAAGTAATACCGGTAAATGAACTAACAGTGGTAGTTGTTGCATTTGAATAAGTTACACTGGTATTAGTACCGGTACCTACTGTGTATGTGCCGTTGTATCCTGCGGCGGTGCTAGTAAATCCACTTACCACAATAGTACTGCCACTGGGGAATGGAATTTGTGTGGCATTTGAATTCAAGAATGTTATAGTAACTGTAGAGCCACTACCGCTTATACTTGTGGGTGTAAATGTTCCACCACTAGTTATAATCATACCCACTAACAGATTGGTAGTACTAGCCACGGTAATAGTAGTTTGACTGGTATTACCAACCACTTGATAAGTGCCATTGTAGGCAGTGTTACTTTGTCCGCTGATAGTGGTGTAACTGTCTACTGGCGGTAGAGCTGGCGTTGGGTTAGTACTAGTTTGTGTACTGGGCACATTGTAAGTAATATACTGATAAGCAGTGCTGTTAACATTGTACTGGGCACTGGCAAATGTCAACGCACCGGAAGAAGTATTAGTACCTGCCAAGTTATATAACGAATTTGGATCAATTGTAACATACGATTGGAATGAAGTTCCAAAGGTCAATGCCGCACCTGCGGATATACCACTTGTGGTAGTACTCAATGTAATATTAGTACCTGACACTGCTGTTACATAAATTCCATTACCTGTGAATCCAGAACCTTGCACGTAAGTGTATTGATTTTTTGCAGGAACACTTGGTGTTATAGTTCCACCTATGCCACTGACAACCAATGTGGGGCTACCCGAAGTTCCGCCACTTACGTAAGTGGCTGTGCCCGCAACCACTGCAGGAGTATAGCTAATAACTCTATGTACACGACCGTTCCATGATGTGAGATATGTACCTGTGTTCAATTGCGATATTACAATTGACTGTGACAATGGGGTAATAGCAATCTTGTTATCGCCAACTTGAGAGCCTTGTGTCCTAGCGGCAAAGTAAACAAAAGTATTTGTTGGGTTGATAGTTGGATACGCATTGGTAGCACTGGTATTGTTAAGAACAATAGTATATGGTCCTGTACCTGTACCAGAGACTGAACTGACATATAAACCAGTTGAACTAAATCCTAATCCTCCAACATACATGCCTATTGCAATAGTTCCAACAACACTGTTTACAGTTATCGATGAACTTGATATACTGCCTGCAGTCACAGTACCGGTGGCATACCCTGTGGAGTAGGCTGTAGGATCTGGATTTGCTATGCTCAATGGATCAGTACCAAGTTGGTAATAGTTAAACGATGAATCAGTTTGAATCACAGCAGTTGTTTGTGATATAGTTTGGAACGTGATTTGAGTCACATTAGCAACTGGTTGTGAAGTTGGCGTTGCAGTTAGAGTAACAGCATAGGTAGACCCGCTGATCAATGATACAGCGTATACTGTACTAGTTCCTGAAAATCCTGTACCAGTTACTATCTGTCCAACAGTGATAGTTCCTTGAGTTACTAATACTGTTATAACAGCACTGCTAGTAGCATTAGCAACAGGGCTAACGAATGTTGCAGTGGCCGAACCAGTTCCGCCAACAGTGCTCAATTGTGTTAGACTTTCTCCAGTTGATTCAGATAGATTATATGTAATAATTCTATAAACACTAGATAGATTGTTTAAGTATTGAAAACTTGTGCTAGGTCTAGTAGGTCTTACTGTACCAACATTGTAAACTTTTTGGTTCTGCAGTACTCGAATGGTCACTATCTGCCCATCATACAATGCATATTGCAGACCACTAGTGGCAGTGCCACTGCCTGCTGTACTGAAACTTATTTGTAAAACATCTTGTCCGTTGATACTGATACCAGCATGCTGGACACTAGAAACACTGTATCTAGTGACACCACCGCCTGCTAAAGTATGATCGATTTCAAGTTCAGAGTTATTAAAAGGTGTGTACTGATAACCTATAATCCAAACACTAAGAGCCGCTTTGGTTGCAGTTGGCTCCATAAATCCAGAGGTAGTGGCCTGTTTGTATACTCTGGCAGTTTGTATCTGATTGTTGGCCAACGTTACTATGTTGGGTAATGAAGTAGTATCATACCCAGTGGCACGTAAACCATAGTCACCGTTTGAATTAGATCCGGCTACACTACGAATTTGAGCACCGTTCAACGCCCAATATGCAGTGTGATTATAGTATGTAAAGGTTGAAACTTGTTCTGTTAAACCGTTGTTGGTTGCAAGCACACCAAATCCCAGATCGTTTACTTGTGTGTAATCATTGGCCAACATTGACCGATTGCCGCCCATCTCTATCGGTACACTCAAAGCGCCGCCTTGATTGATATAGTTCAATAATCCAGTGGCTTTTGTTCCTGTAATTGCAATAGGACTTGAACTCAATGCCACGATCTGTGTAGCACTAACTGTCCATGTGCTAGTACCAGTGGCGCCACTACCAGTTAGGTTAGTAGAAATTGTTGTTCCTGTTAGAATACCTAGGCCTGAAATAGTCATGCCAACAGCGATAGTTCCTGATGACCAAGTAGCATACAGTGTGGTTCCTGATATATAACCAGTAAATGATGCTGAACTATATGTACCGATCATATTGGTTTTGGCATTGGCTATGGTGGTAAAATCTGCAGAACTGACTGTTGGAGTATATCTGCCTAGCGGGTTAGTTGACACCAAATTGCCACCAGTAAATGTTACAACAGTACCATCAATATTATTGCCATTGGTGCTAGGAGAACTTGCAGTAGCCACAGCACTGATAGTGATCGGACCACCTATATTGGCAGTGTAATTTGCCACAGCTGAACCTGTAGCACCAGTTGCCGGAGTTGTTGCTAGTTGAACAGTAACTTGTGTTGTAGTAGCTGACAATACAGTCCAAGTGCCATTGTAGCCTGACACTACAAACGAAGAAACAGTCAGTGTAGAACCTACAGTAAATGGGATACTTGTTTGTACTGCATAGTTTAGTGTACCAATAGTACTGCTGGCGGTGGCGCTGGTAATACTGATAGCTGGACCGTTAAGTGCAGTTATAGTTGTGCCTGGACTAATACCGGTACCTGTGATAGTAGTAGATGGACTTACGCTGAGTCCTGGAATCCAAGATACGTTATAAAGGTACGTGCTGTTTGCTGTCAGTGTTGCCTGTGCTGAGTAATTGAATGCTCCGTCTCCTGTGTAATCGATCAAATAACTGACCAAATTAGCGATTCTTGTCTGCTCAGGTGAAGGTGAACCACTTGGAGTATAGGTATAAGTTGTCGTGTCTTGCAGTAAGTTATTACCATTGGTCACAGTAATTGCTTTGTTAACAACAATTGATTGCAGTATTGAGTTAAGTTTTACAAATGCTGCCAGGTAAATTGCTTGCACACTTACAGTATTGGTACCAATGACTGTCTGCAATGTGCTAGTGCTACCGTTGTAGTTCCATAACGATATATCATAAATTGCACTGTTGGCATTATTACCTATATTATTATAAACAATATCATAAGTCAATGCATCAATGATATAGCTGATGCTGGTTTGTACTTTAATTGCGCTGTAGGCAGCATTGGCACTGATATTAAAATTAGACGATATCCAAGAAGTAATTTCTTGTTGAATGAATGCCTTGTTAGCTTGTAAAATATTCTTAACAGCTAGCTGATTAGTTGTAGTATAAGTGCTAGTAGTTGTAGGCCAATTAATAATTGGTAAGTAGCTGAGACCGTAGTTGAGAATGTTAGTGACAATAGTAAGGTTACTGGTGATTGTACCAGTGCCCACAACTGACGGACTAGAAAGATTAGATACCAATGTACCGATATAGTTTGCGGCTTGACCCGTTAAAGACAATGCTAGACCGGCCGGACTATTTTGAGGCTGTAGCAAAGTCAACGCTATTTTTTGACTTTGATAGTTTATACCCAATGCCAAGTCAAATGATACTGCATCGATAATTGAACCTAATGTTGTGCTGATGCCGTTGTAGCTGTTACCAAACGATGCAATAGGGTTATATGGTGTTGAGGCATCTAACACAAGTATAGCCTGCGGCAACGAGAACACATAAGTTCCAGAAGCTTGAGCATTTAATGCTGTTGTTAACAACACAGTAGTACTTGCTCCGTTCCATATAGGACTAACGTAGGTATAGGCTGGAAGTCCATTACCAGTTACCAGCATGCCGCTGGTAATTCCTGCGTATGAATTAAGAACAATACTGGAGCTACCGCTTGCTCCACCTGAAACATAGCTAGCACTGACTTGTTGTACTGCTTGACTGTAACTTAAAATCTGGTTAACTTGATAACGATTACCTTGAACATAGAAACTACATGGAACTTGCGGAGCACGTACATCAAGTCCTGAATTAGAATAACCAGTAAGTGTAACGCTGAGTCCAGCAATGCCATTAACAGAATTTACCGCAGTAATATTCCCTAATAGTCTTCCGGCAAAGCCGTCAATAAATTGGCCACCCGCGAATCTAGGAGCATTAGTACTACCACTAAAACAACCGCTTTCCTGTGCATAGGGACTCTTGGCTTTTATTTGACCGTTAGGATCAAGAACCATCATGAAGCCACCATGCCCTTGTCCCGATATTAGTCGAACACGAGTTGCATCGTTTACCAAGAACATATCAATCAGTTTGTTGTTCAACGGTGTTGAATAAATGTTCTGCGGGTCAGTTAGATAATGATAGCCATATGGCAGTGCTCCGTACAAGTGCCAGTTGCCTGATGGTAAAACGTTAGGACTTGCATCTGCTGAGATGAATGGATATCCTTGCAATACATTGGCATAAAATACATTACCGCTGACACTGGTAACAGTTGCTAGACCAGTAAATGCAATTATGTTAATTGGACTGCCTGATGTACCAACTGTGAATGAATTATTTAGAACCCACTGCGCTCCTGCCCCGGAATTCACTGTTGTGCTGTTGCTGTTATTGGCAACGCCACTTGTGGCAGTTCCTGTAATATAAGTACCAGTTGGTATACCGCTGCCAGTTATGGCCTGTCCTACAAAATTAGGAGAACTATATGTACTGGTATATCCAGTGTTGGCTCCAATGATAGTGCCAGTAGTCACTGATGACACAGTTAATATAGTAGCTTTGGTTGTAGGATTGACAGCAATATATCCAGTGAATGTTACTATGGCATCTGTTAGGATCAATCCTATCCATGTGTTTGGAGCAGTTCCTGTACCTAATGTTCCAGTAATAGAACCACTGGTAGAACTGAGAGTCAGCGTAGTATTAGCTGCCGCGGCATAGTCAATCCCGCCTCTCTTCAAACTTGGAAAGTTGATTTGACCTGTGAGTAAATTATCAACTGTAGCATCTCGATAAAAGAATGTGTTTATCCAAGGACTTTGACTTATACGATCTCGTGGGCGAATTATTGTACGTCTAAAATCATCACCTGCTATGGTACAGTTTTCAGGCAATTTAATTGGATAATCTTCGTAGTAAATACCGCTTTCGACATAGATGGCAATTTGTAAATTACTAGTAGTTGCACCAAAATCTATAGTTTCGCCAGTGATAAAGAATCCAGGTTGTGTCAATTGTAAAGTGATAGTATCATACGCTGATGTTGCACCTTGCAAGTAACTGACAATAACACCTTGCGCACCACTAAGGTTACCGATCAAAATGTTACCTGGTAGTATATGCACATCACCCGGAGTTCCTTGGTCAACATATCCACGACCGCCATTACTGAACTGTATGGTCCAGAGACCTGTTCCAAAACTAGGTGTCGGAGCAGACCCTACACCGTTGTTCACTATGCCCAACATAGTGGTATAATTAGTCAAGAATGTGTTGGTTGCTCCAGCTGCCAATAATGAACCTGAATCGAAATTCTGTGAAGCTTGTTGTTGATATCTAATTGCACCCACTCGGTTCAATACCTGGATGGCTAAATTTTGTGCAAACACTAGACCATCGTATGTCTCTGTATACTGGGAACCGATAGCTATACTAGCACTTGTATTCTTGAAGTAGGATTTACCGGCATTGATGCTTTGATAAGTTCCACCAGTCCATAGATCAATTGCCATAGCATCGATGATCAAACCAATGTCTCTATAGCAAGTTGATTGATTGTAGTTGAATCCTCCTACATATTTTTTAGTCATGTATGTTAACACATTGCCTGCAATAGCAGATGCCTGACCTAGCAGGGTCTGGGTCGCCGCATACAGTTGAGCATTAGTGACTAGGTATCCCGCCAAGTTAGGATATGTTGGTACTAGCGCAGTGTTGCTGCCTATTATTGGTTCAACAGTTTGAGTAAACAGGGTTGTGATAGTATTGGTTGCATAGGCACTTGGAGTATCGAATGTATACACAGGTGAATTACTGAATGTCTGTGCCAATTGTGCTCCATTCTGAGGAGTAACACTGTTACTACTTGCACAGGCTACCACAGTGCTTAACAAGCGACTAACAACTGAATTGGTACCGCCGTACCAGATACTTTGTTCTGCACTACCGCTGGCAAAATTTAACAGTATAAGATTGGCCGCATTGGCTGTGGCCACATTGCTGGCAGTGGTCGCTGTAGTAGCAGATGTGTCATAAGCAATGGCTTCGCACAGATATACTATACTGTTTTTAAACTGTGCTACTCCTTCTGCTGGTACAAATCCACTATGATTGGCCACAGCATACAGGTATGCATCTTCAGCCAAGAACTGTAAGTTATATAGAATACCCGACGCAGCCAAGCCATAGGTCAAATAAGGGACATTTGGCATTGAAGGTGTAGGACGATTGTATATGGTAGCAGTCGAAGTAGCACTGATGGCTACCAAGGGCAACGCAGTTGCACCTGTGCCGTATGTTTGGCTAATGGTAAATGTATTGCTTACTGAATTGATTGCCAATACGTAGTAGGTTGAACCAGCAGACCCTGCGACGTTTACACTGCCGCCCCAGTTGCTGGCGAATGTGATAGGTTGGCCAACATACAAATTGTAAACATTATAGGTTGAGAAAGCTGTGGTAGTTGTGCCTGTTAAAGTGATTGTGGCAGTGGTAGGACCATAAGTTAGTATTTGATTGATAGTTCCAAACAGTGAGTTTACACTGGCTGTGAGCGATGAATTATTGATAGTGGGGTATAGATATTGACCCTGACTATTTTGCGCACCACTGATATTTGAACCTGCCTGATTGGCCAATGCTGTGATATTAAACAGTTGTACATAGTTGTAGGCGATACCGCTCTGTGGTGTGGTAGCAGTAACTAGCGAAAATGTTAGCAATGCTGATGCTTGGCTTGTGCTACTGACAATACCTTGAACAGTTGTAATATTTGCAATGATAGAATTGTATAAAGTATCGCCGTTTACTACTAGATTTAATGTTTGATTAACATACTGTGGCACACTTGTTTGATACAATACAGTGCCATTGGTGCCCATTAGAGAATTGGTAATCACATTTTGTACTAGAGTCTTTAGGTAAATTACAGCCGCTACAGTAGCATCTTTTTCTTGATCTTGGAATGTGTTAATATTATAACTAGCGGCCCAATATTGTAATCCAGCATAGACGCTTTGACTATTGCCACCGTACATTAAATCATAAACTAGTGACCAGACAATAAATTTAACATCTCGTTGGCAAGTGGTTTTGTTGTATACTAGAGAAGGATATTTACTAGTTAGGTAGGCTATAATCTCTGCCTGCATAAATGTAATGTTGTTCAACAGTAGGGTCTTAGCATGAGTTTGTTCAGCAGTGGTTGAACCGATACTGGGGAAAGTTGGTGTAGGGGCAATGCCACTTGAAATAATTGACTGTAGATTGGTTATGTAGGGACCTATCAAAGACGCCTGACCAGCACTAGTTCCTATAGTAGCCAGTATGCTGGCTTGCAATCGATCCAACTCATAGTTCATTTCAGCACTGGTTATACCAATACCATAATGGCTAAAGTTCAATCCAGCCAGTGTGGTCTGCAGTGTTGATCCCAACAAAAGATCGTATTCTAATGCAGTGACAATTTGACCAACATATTGAGTTAACAATGCAGTATTGTAAGAATAGCTGGCGATCTGAGTCTGTATTTGATTAATAGCATCTTTGACCTGGGCCAATTGATTGGTAACAATATTTAGATTGATTGCGCTGTTGGGATTAAACAGACTAGTAGCTGCCGTGATACTGTTGTAGTTTGACCCTAGAATAACGTCATATCCAATACCTTGAGTTAGATTAACAAGTATATTGTAAAACCCGGTATTGTTAAACTGTGAGATGTATTTTTGATTAATGTAAGCAACAGTTTCTGTTTGAATGAATGTTTTGTTAAGTTCCAATAGATTCTGAGCTTGATAATACACAGGATTATTATTGTTACCGCTGGTACCTAACCCAGCTGAATAGATAGTTGATTGGGTTTGTACAGCATTTTGCGTGTAGGCAATGGTTTGACGATATGGTCCTGGTTCTAGCTGGCTTAGAGATATAAGACTGTCGGCCTGTAGCGCGGCTGCCCCTACGGTTTTGTATGCATAATGCCATGCACGACCATTGCGTCCCGGAGGAGTAAGCGTCTGATTGTCGTCGCCAGTAGTTGACACATACAGATTTATACTGCTGTAAAATGTGTTGTTGTCAACATAGAATTTGCTAGCGGCTTGTAGATCTGTACTGGAATTTGGAGTGCCATATCCTGCAAGTGGGCTCGGATGATCACCTAATGTTAGCGAACCAGTCATAGTGTCGCCGCCGCGATAGACCACGTCTTTACGTTGCATGACCTCAGTGCTTAAATAATTTCCAGTTAACCCAGAATCATAATCAGAATCGATTGCAGTGCCAGTGCCTGACCCAACGCCAGTTGCAGTGAATTTTACTCCAACTGTATTACTAACAGCACCTATCAAAGTAAAATCGGTAGATCCTACAGTGACGATTGTATAAGAATACCCTACACTAAATAATCCTGCTGTTACAGCACTGGTAGCAACTACTGGTTGTGCTCGTGACTTGATAGCGGCAGAGACAGTATAGGTACCTGCGATCTTTGCAGTGGTGGTTTGTCCAACATTGGTAAAATTATTGCCATCGGCTGCGATGAAATTACTGACACCGTAGTTGACAGTAACAGGCAATCGTCCCAGAGTGGTTGGCGCTCCGGAATAAAAATTATTAAACGCAGTAACTAGTCCAACACTGGGATCTTGCAAGTTGCCAACGGTGTATAAAGACACAGCATTGACACTTTGATTTAGTGTAGGGCTAGGATCATTGATCAATCTCGATGCTGTGGTTTTGAGATCGATGCTGTTTGAAGTGTAGGTAATAGTGATGTTGCCATCGCTGTTGGTAAGCGTTCTCGCTGACAAACTGGTTCCAGTGGCATTGGCAGTGATAAGTTGATTAGCAGAATATGCAGTACCGTCACTGAGTCCCCCGAATCCCAATTTGCCGCCCAGTCCAAAAATAGCATAAAGTTCGCTAAAGTTTGCATTAACTTTGTTGAACGATTGGCGAATACTGTCGCCAGTACCGTCGTTGCCCTGTATACCTGTATTAATTACTTGTTGTGTCATTTATTAAACTCCAAAGCTAGAACCGCAACCGCATGTTGTTTGTGCGTTGGGATTCTTTATGCTGAATGAACTGCCCTGTAAATCTTCTTTATAATCTATCTCTGCACCTGTAAGATACTGCATACTCATTGCATCTACAAGTACTCGAAATTCGTCTAAGGGAATTGTAAAATCATCTTCATTTGCTATTTCATCGAATGTGAAGCCATAGCTGAATCCGCTACACCCGCCGCCCTGTACAAATGTACGCAGTGCTAGGTTAGGATTGCCCTCTTCGTAGATCAAATCTTTAATTTTAGTCTTGGCCGAAGCAGAAATAGTGATCATGTTGTCCCTTGTTGTAATATTTAGCATAGAATTTTATAACCTTAATGTAAATACATTAATGTATATCAGAACAGAACAGCGACAAAACCACTATGTAAGAACCAGTAATCGGGGATTTACTCACACCTATGTGCGAGAAAAGCAAGTACTTGTGTTCAGATGCGACTGTTGTCAGGAAGTGTTTACACGAGATAGGGGATCAATGGATCCCAAGCGACTAAGCAACAATGTATACCATGTGTGTGGTGATTGTGACGCTAAAAAGTTTGCCCAGCTCAAGGGCGTGGAAGCTAGAAAAGTATGGTCAATGCCGGCCAGCAGTCTTAAGACACTCGACCAACTCTAGAGCCAATCACATTCCAGTTGATTATTTTGTAGATGTTTCGCAAGTAGGCTTTTTTGTCAGCTTGATAATCCAAAGCCCAAGCATGTTCCCACCAGTCAATCAGCAGTATGATATCCATTCGAATCTCATGATTCTTGATAGTTTTGATTGACCCATCACGAGCCAGGTATACCCAACCAGACCCCTGTATACCCATAGCTGACTTTTGCACTTTGTCTCGGAAATTTTCAAAAGTCTTAAAGTGTTTGTTGATAAAATTCAAAGCTATGTGATCGGGATGATTGTTACCTGTGGGTTTATGAAACTGTTTGAAATAAATGTCATGTAAAAAAGCACCTGCTTCGTTGAAGTCGGGATCTCCTTCACCTTTGTTGTAGCGATCTACATATCCTTTGTACAGTGTTCCATAATGATAGTTTATAGTATCTTCACTTTTGACTGGCTCTAAATCATCCTTGGCGTATGGCAAGGGAGATTGCTCCAATGTTTTGGGAGAGTAGCCCTCATTTAAACTAACGTACCTAATAAAGTTATACATAATGATATTTATTATAAATATTGGACTAGGAGATTTAACTATGTTACATCACATTAAAAAACTATTTGGTATTAAGCCTAAAGCAGTAGAAGCAGAAGTTCCTTATAAAGTGGAAACTCCTGCACCTACAGCAGTTGCTGAACAAGCTACACAAGCAGTTGTAGAATCTATGGCACCAGCTAAGAAAAAGCCAGCGGCTAAGAAAGCACCAGCTGTTAAAAAGCCACGTGCTCCACGTAAGCCTAAAGCAGTTTAAGTAGTTTAGCTTGCTCGTATAGAGCAAAGCTAGCCAAGTTCTTACCCTTAGATTCGCACATAATATCGTGTGTTTCTAAAAAGCTCAAGGCCCATTCACTAACTTTTGTATTCCAATAAAAGTCAGAGTGGGCTCTGAGCTTTTGCTTTTTGTAACCGTCTAAAAGAAGCTGTTTATGGTCTGGTGGAACCATTGGATCGTGTCCAACAAGATAGTCTTCTCTTGATATGGAGTAATGCATAGTAGGACGAAGGCCGCGCCAGCTGTCAACAACCCGTGTAACTCGGATATCGCTAGGATCTAAGTAACTTCCTTCTCGAATCCAAAAATGATGAACGTCAAGAACAATAGGTATAATATCGCTAATAGTGAGACAATCATCTAGCCCCCATGAGTTTTCTTCGTTTTCGATTGTAATACAGTTTCGAGCTTCGGGTGTTAGTTTTCCGTAGGCTCGTCTGATACCTTCGGGACCTTGTTTACCTGATATGTGTACATTGATTTTAAAGTCTTGAAACGACTTTCCATAGCCCATCCAGCGGGCCATGTCTGTGTGATATTCGAACTCTGCGATTGAGCGTTCGACAATGCCTGGGTTATCGCTTGCCAGGACAGTAAACTGCCCAGGATGCATAGACAACCGAACATTGCTATTGCGAGCAAGATCGCCCACTCTTTTAAACGCGGTTTCGGCGTATGAAACCACGTCAGGTTTACGCCAATAATCAGCAAAGTCAGCGTGAGTATAAACAGGGAGAATGTCACTGCTAATCCTAACCATCCTAAGATGAGGGTCAAGTGTGCTGACACGTTCTACCAACTTTCGAGTTGCCTCGATATTGCCTACCATTAGGTCCCATAACTTTTGTTCCGCTTGATCTCTCGATTGTCTATTTAACCAAGAAACTGTAGTCGAACCAGTGTTGTATTTTTTTGCATCGTCTTTTGGACTGATACCGTCCACTTGATCTGGACGATCGATCCACTTGCAGGCAAAGCCGAGACGTTTCATTAGTGTAGCCAGTAGTTTATAATACCTATAGTATACATGAAACAGACGACAAATTCAACTGTTATGAGCGACCATTTGCGCCAGATAATACCTACTATTAACCAAAGTACATTGGTTAATAGACTGATATATAGATAAGTTGGATAGTAGTTAAGAGAGGTCAACGCCACTGAACATAAAAATGATACAGTAGCGAGCCACTCAATATAAAAATCAACCTTCGTAGGTAGCCGAATTTGCGCCATGTTCGAACACCTCGACCGATTTGATTCTTACTGTTGGATTAATTGGATAACGCATATCACCACTTGCCAAAAGTTCAGCCATTTTATCGTAGGCTATTTTAGCAAACATTTCACAGCCTACTCCGGGCACAATGCGTAGATCACATATTCCGCTGTCTTCAAAACCGCCCTTAATTGCATTTAGTTTTTGGAATGTTTCTAAGTGAGGATCATCTTCTGCGATTACTAACGTGTGATCAAACATATAGTCTGCCCACGCTTTAAATTCTTTAAGCCCACCAAAGTCCATACACCAGTTTTTGTCATCTAGTGTATCGCATTCAAAGATTAGCTCGATGCCGATTGAGTAACCATGTAGTGTCGAGCAGTGGCTGTGTGTGGCACGCCATTGTCTAAAACAGCATGATAAGCCGCGGTCGTTTCCGTAAGTTTTTGTTGAGTAAAATTTTGCCATTGTAATCTCCTTGATTAAGCAATGGCATGCAGAGTTTATATTGCGGGATGAATGCCTAAGTCCGCATATAGTAATTATACAGATTTAACTGTAAAGGTCAACTCTATTGGCTAGCAATCAATCCAAACGGCGCCCATGCTCCTGGGGTTCCACTGGCTGTACAAATCCAACCCGCATATCCGCCTGGCTGCGGTCCTATGTTCCAGCAAATGTCGCCCTGTGTAAATGTACCACTACTTGGAACACCTATACCATTGGTAAACTTTTTGCCGCCGATACTGACATCACCGTTGACGCTGAACTGTACACCCGGTTCTGGATTGTTTACATTCACGCTCAACGGTCCAAATATCTTGACCGGAGCAGTTTGTACATCTCTATTGCCTATGATAGTTTGATTGCCATAGGCTGTGATCACTGGTTGTCCTTCATATGAGAAGCCACCGGATCCATACACTGTGTTATCCACTGTTAGAGATCCAGCTGTGATTGATTTTACCACTGCAGGACCGCTCACGTGCAGATCACTCAGTATGCCTAATTTGGTCAAATTGCTGATAGTGATAGATGATCCCAGGGTGCCGGCGCTAAGGGCCACTTCACCGTTGATATGATACGAGCGATCTTTGTCAAGATCAAAGTTTTCTGTAGTCCAAAGTCTGCGAGGATGATCCATCATGACCAACTGATGTGATAAAGCACCACTGGTCCATACTAGACCTGTACCAAACATACTGGATTCTTGCGTGGATACGAATTCTACGCTTTTTGGTATGCCTGTGCTGCCAGCTGATTCGATACGATCAGCATAGATAGTACCGTAAACACGTAGCACAGCACCGTTGCTTTGAGCGTTGCCTATCTGCACTTCGCCCATATTCTTGACTGTGATACGTGGAATATTGTCTGTAACAATAGCAAGATCGTGACTGCTGTGTGTACCAATGGCACCTAGACTGATCTGCGGACTGCCTATAGTGAGTTCCACGTTGTTGTCTAAAATACTGAGCGAACTGTTGGGCTCGGGTGTGCCTATACCAATTCTATTACTGTCGCTGTCAATGTAAACAAAGTCTGCAAATGTGCTACTGCCGGACACTGCAAGTGAATTTAGAGTGCCTATACTGGTCAGGCTACTGTTGGTAATAGTGGCACCCAAACTGTTACTGGTAAGCACAGCAATGTTGTCAATACGGTAACTGGATTCTGCTGTGATGTCAAAACTAGCGTTGGCCCAAATTCTGCTACCCGAACGATACACCAGTTGTGTTTGTCCAGTACCCCAGCTCCAGGTAAAACCTTTGCCGTTTAGTTCAGCTTCTGAGTTGTAAATCCAATTGCCTACAGATGCTAGACTGCCGTTTTCTGTGATTAAATTCTTAACATTGAACGTGTCGGCCGTGATGGTTCCAGCAACAACTAGATTGTTGTCGATCTGTACAGAGTTGATTACTTCAAGACTTCCAGAATGGATTATGCTCCCTGATGTGTATTTCAGGGCTACTTTGTCCATTATGACGGTGCCGTCTTCTGTTACATTTAATAGTTGGGCCATATAGGGTTCTCTTTCAAGTATTTATCTTAAGCCCAAATTACACTAAATATCATATAAAGAGGACTTTTTATGTCAGTAGCCATTGCAGATGCTTTCCGTTATGTCGCAACCAGCGGCACAAACGCAGGGGAAGTTGACGGAACATTAACAGCACCCGGCGTGGGCGGTACACTTACCATAGTGGGCGGGTTCGGTATTACGCTTACTTCAGATACTGCAAACCGTAAAATCACCATTACAAACACTGGTAACGGTACAGGCGCACTAACAACGATTACAGCACAGAACTCAGCTGGTACTTATTACCCTGTGTTCACCACAGCACCTGGAACATTTAATCCTGCTACAGGCACCTATACTAGTAGTACACTCTACTATGAAAGCACAACTACTCCGTTGAGTTATAATCCGGGAACTGGTACACTTAATGTAAACAACTTGGTGCTAGGTGCAGCCGGTACATTTTCTCTAGATGGAATAACATCAACCGGTGTTACCGGAACAGGTAACGTAGTATTTGGAACAAGTCCTTCGCTAGTAACTCCTACATTAGGTGTTGCAACTGCTACCAGTTTGAACGGACTAACAATTACATCTAGTACAGGTACATTTACACTGACCAATCTTAAAACATTTGCAGTGCAAAACACAATTACCTTAGCTGGCACTGATTCAACAACAATAACATTGCCCGGCACAACTGGTACAGTGCCGTTAAACAACCAAACATTTTTCATAGGTTCAACCAGTGTGGCTATCAATCGTGCCAGTGCAAGTTTGGCATTGACTGGTATTACCAGTATTGATGGCTATGCCGCGGGCATAACTGGCGGAGCAGTCGGCTATATTCCATATCAGTCAGCCGCAAATACCACATTGTTTGTTACTGGCAACACATCAACAACACCGCAGTTCTTAACATCAACTGGTACTGGTTCTGTTGCTCAAGCGCCTACATTGACCAGTTCAACTGGTACAGGTAATGTGGTACTGGCAACAAGTCCATCATTGACCACTCCCACACTAGGAGTAGCTACTGCTACCAGTGTCAACAAGATGGCAATTACTGCACCAGCTACCGGTTCAACACTGGCAGTGGCAGATGGTAAAACATTTTCAGTTAGTAACACTATTACGCTAGCCGGTACTGATTCAACAACAATTACATTACCAAGCACAACTGGTACTGTGCCTTTGAATAATCAAACAATGTTCATAGGTACAACCAGTGTGGCTATCAATAGAGCTACGGCCAATCTGGCTTTGACCGGTATCAGTTCAGTAGCGTTTCCCGGCAGTACCAGCGGTACGGTAACAGTACAAGCAACAGCTACAGCAGGTACTCCAACTTTATCCTTACCAATCACAACAGGCACACTAATTGGCACTGGTGATACAGGCACAGTATCAAACACCATGTTGGCCAATAGCTCAGTGACATTTGGTAGCACTGCGGTTTCGTTAGGTGGATCATCAACTACCTTAGCTGGACTAACAAGTATAGATGGTACTACAGGATTGACTAGCGCATTTGCTACTCCGAATGGCACTGTAGCATTATTAGGAGCCGCAACTACTCTTAACTTAGCAAATGCGGCAACAACTGTTGCTGAATTTGGCGCGGCAACAACATACAGTTTGGCAAATACAGCAACAGGTGCTCAAACTGTAAACATGTTTACAGCATCAACTGGTGCAAGTACATATAATTTTGCCACAGGTGCAACACTTTCAGCGACCACCAAAGCCATAAACATTGGTACTGGAGGTGTAAGCGGATCAACTACAAACATTACTATTGGTTCAAGTACAGGCGGTGGTGCTACTACTATCAACAACTATACACCTAACTTGTCCTATGTAACCGCTAACTTGTCCGCTGTGGCATTTACTTCAACAACTTGGGTCAGTTTAGGTAGTATAGTAATACCAAGCTCGGGTATATGGCGTGTGTGGGCTAATTTACGTATTAGGGCAAGCGGTGCCGCAGAATTCATTAAATGCGGACTATTCAGTAGCGGTACATCAGGAACTGGGGAACTTTTGAACAGTGGTGTGGCTCAAGAAAGAATGTTAGTTGAACGTATTGCGCAGACTAGTGGACAAAGTTTTTTCAATTTATTATGTGCGCCAGAATGGATAGTAAACATGCCTACTGGACAAACTTATCCTTATACAATTTATATACAAGTACAATCTAGCGCCGCAGATGCACAGGGGCTAAACAATACTGATGCTAACGGTATTCCAACATTTAATGCTGTTAGGATTGCCCCAACTGCTACATCGGGGACAACCGTTAACATCAATTAAGCTACTTTAACTAGGATAGTTTCTTCGTTAATGCGTCCATTCATCTTAGTGTCTGTAGCATTAATGTCTTCTAAGAACTTGCGTAGTTGTACCTTACCAGCGGCTTTGAACTCTTTTAGCTTGTCTTCGGGCTTGCGTAGTGTTTTGCAAACGCTAGTATTTTCGTTGAAGCCTGTAATAGTAGTACCCTTGACTCCAAGTTCCATGTACTCGTTAGCCACGTACTTGCCTAACTTACGAGTCTTGGTATTGTAGATCCAAAGTTCCTTAGCACCAATGATGTCTACAGGATTGATAGACACTAGCTTCATGGGCTCGTCACTCTTCTTATACTTCAACTTGGCCACAACCTTTTCTTTAGGTTGTGCTTTCTTAGCACGTGGCGCACGATTAACTTTAGCTTCTTGCGCTAGCATGTCACACGCACTCATGATCTCTTGATAAAACGCAATCAAATTACGAATCTGCTTCTTAGTACGATGACTGTAGCCTTCGATCAACTGCTCATCTTTGCTACCGCTTGCAAGTTCTTCAAGTTCTGCTAAATCTCGAGCATAAAACGTTTTGATGATTCTAGCATGTGCGGCTTTGACTTCTTTGCCTTTGAGCAAGTTCAGCATCTTGAATGCTTTTGGATCAAATGTGTCTGGGTCAGTTTGGAAGCCTTCAATTGCGTCTTCAATTTCTTCTGTCATCTTCATGGCAGTTTCACGCACACGCTCTTGGATAGTGGGTTGAATCACTACAGGTTTGCTTGCTTCCAGCAATTTTGTTTCTTCTGGATCAACGTCATGCTTGCCTGCCGCAATAACTTTGACAATCTCTGATCGCAACCAAGCGGCAGTGTCACGACCTTGATTGAAGTCTGCACGATTAGCTGTCATTCCGCGATTCAAACAGCAAGCCACAGCACCCATTGTGGTACCAATACGCGAATCTTTGACTTTCTTAAACGCTGTAATGTCTGCTTTAGTACAGCCAACTGATTCCATCCAACGAATCACAGCGGGCTTGTAAGTTTTGATATCGCTTTCTAAGCGGTAGTAGTCCATTGCCTTCTTAAAGAAGCGGTGGAATGTATCTGCGTCCCAAGACTCACAACCTTCCCAAACTGGGCTGTGATCTTTTACAGCTCGTGTACGATGTGCAATTACCTGCTTTTTTGTAACACGGGGTTTTGTAGCGACTTTAGCCAATTCATGCTCCTAACTAGTTAAACAATACTTATATTATAGCACCAAATTGATGCTATGTCAAGCAATATATAACTGTGGGTATTCTGCCACAATGTGGATTCCGCCCGTTTTGTAAGCATTTTTATAAGTGTCCAAAATGCTATCTGCAGATTTTAGATCGTAAAATCGAGTATTTGGACACATGCTGGTAAACTCTGCAATGAAATTGGCTTTGTGCTGTGGACCCGGATCCAACGGCTCGTCTGCACCTTTGGCCACTCGAATGATTATATTGGCTTGTTTGCCAGTCATTTCCTCGTACTTGTCCACATGATTGATCAATTGATTAGCCGCGCAGATCAAAAAGTTCCAGCGAGGATAAAAGCTGATCACAGTTTGGCCCATCATACTCATGCCCAAACTCATGCCCATTTGTGTTTCTTCCATTACTGGAACTTCGATCATCTTGTCTTTGGCTACGTTTACTAAAGTAGTACTCATCGGGTTACCCGGATACACAATCTGCTGTCCAATGAATACAGTATCGATTTGCTCACCCAAATAGGTCATAGCTTCAGTCAAAGCGTCTTTGTAAATTGATGTTTGTGGTTTGGTCATGGCACTGATGGCTTGTTGTCTTGTGAAACATCTTTGTTCCAGCTGATTTCCCAACCCTGGAAGTCTGCAGCCAAACAATCAACTTTGTAGTCTTTGCGTCCGCCCACGACTTCTTGTATGATATTTTTGCTAGTGTTGCGGATTCCGTTCAAGCCGTGTGTCAATTCCAAATTGTTGCCGTCTTTGATTCCTCTGCGGTAGTTTGATTCGTTGTGCCAAATATGCAAGTTCATTTGAGCCAACACCACAATGGCTCGAATAGTTTCTGCATCCACTTTGGCATCCGGATGCTGGTCCATAATCAACTGTATGTCATGCACGATATCGGCGATCTCTTCACCGTACTCTTTTTTGTAATCTGTAATGAATACTTCTTTAAGCTGTACGATGCTCAATCTATCGATCAGCTCGCTAAATGTCTGTAGGTATCTGCGTTCGGTCATAGGTTTGTAAAGTTCCGGTTGTTGTGGACTATTGTCATCTGATATGCTGTAATTAGTTGTTCAATGCCGTAGTCTAAACTAAAAGTGGGATTCCATCCTAATGCTTCCAATTTGGCATTGCTCACTATGTAATTGCGCTGATCAAAGTCTTTGGCAAACTCGTCCTGCTTGATTGCCAGTTTAGGCACATACTTTTTAATGCACTCTGCAAGTTCCAGCTTGCTTAGGTTAGCAGTAGACAATCCTACATTATAAGCCTGCCCTCGACACTGGTCGTAGTTTTCAATTATAAACTGAAACGTTTGGGCAATGTCCTGTACATGAATGTAATTGCGTTTAAAGTGCGCTTCAAACAATACCAAGTATCCATCAGTAACTGCTTTATAAACAAAGTCATTTACCAGCAAGTCTTGACGCATACGTGGACTGACACCAAACACTGTGGCCAGTCTTAGTGCAACACCGTTGCCATGATACAGCACAGCATCTTCTGCATCGCATTTGGTTTCGGCATATAAACTCAAAGGTTTGAATGGACTATCTTCGGTAATGATTTCGTCACTTGATCCGTATTGGCTGTTGGTGTTGGGAATGATCAGCTTTTGATCACTGGCCAGTACTTCCACTATGTATCTTATATGCTTGTAGTTTACATCTCTGGCCAGTTCGGGATTGGCTCGGCAAGCAGGCATTCCCACGATTGCGGCTAGGGGAATAATGATATCATGTTCTTTAACCAATGCCTGTAGTTGTCTAGTATCTCTAACATCACCTAAGACAAATTTAAAGCCCTGTCTGTTAAATAGATGCAACAAGGATAACTGTTTGTACAACAAGTTATCAAATACAGTTACACTGTAGCCCTGTGTTAGTAAATGTTCAGCTAGTGTAGAGCCTAGGTAGCCAGCACCGCCTGTGATTAGTACTCGCTTCATGGCTTGCTATTTGGATCAAATTGTTCTTTGTGCGCACGATACCATTCGATAGTATCCTTTAGTGCTTGTTTAATCTCACGCTTTGGTTTCCAGCCTAGCGCATTAATCTTTTCACTAGATACTAGACGAACTGGAATCATAGGTGCTCGATTGTTAACGTACTCAATTGGGTTAGTATTGCCGTCGGCTTCTTTCATCCACTCAAGTAATTGGTTAACGCTGTAGCCTTGACCGTAGCACACATTGTAGATATCATAGGTGTCCACATGCTCTGCAACATACACAATGCCTCCGGCCATGTCGTCTGCGTGTAGCACATCACGTATTTCTGTACCATCACCCCAAACAGGAATTGGATTCAGCCTGTCCGCCACTTTGCGAATGTTTGCAGGTGTAACATGGCATTTCTCAAAGTCATACTTGTCATTGGGCCCAAATGCGTTGCTTGGACGAATAATGACGCACTGCATTGGATCATGTATTTGATTACTAAAGAAGTCGCACATCATCTCGCCAAAGCGTTTCATAGCACCCACTGCTTTGTACACAGGTACTAGCGGCAAGTTCATAAAGTTGGCGTCTTCTACAGCATACACTGAACCAAGGTCGCCATTGACGTTTGCTGTGCTGATAAAGATAAATTTACGCACCTTGTTCTTCCAGCTTTGTTCCATTATGTTGTTATTCATCTCAACATTGGGAGTAACATGTAATAACGGATTGAACTTAGTATCCAGTGCATTACTAGTGTTAGCCGCGCAGTGTATTACCACATCAATGTCTTGCGACACAAATTTAGCAAAGTCTGCATCACGCAGATCACCCTTAACTAGTTCGATAGTTTCCGATCCGTTAAAGTCATTCCGTAAGCCTCTCTGTAGTGTGCTAGCACGTAGATTAGTGAACCCTTGTTGATACAGCACTCGAAGCACATTGGAGCCAATGAATCCGCTTGCCCCTGTTACCAAAATCTTATCTGTAGTTTTCATTGGCCTAACCTTTGTTTGTATGCTAGGATGGTCTGCTTGATACCATCACGCAAGGTTGTTTGCGGAAGTATACCGTATTTCTTTTGACGATCTGGACTTAGACAACGAACAGGATCTCCATTCATTTTTGTTTCGTCCCAGACAATGTTCTTAGTTTCACCTGATATTTCTTTATAGCAGTCAACTATAGTCTCAATGGTTTCTTTGATAGTGATGGCTTCTGCACAACCAAAGTTGATAATATCTTTTACTTCTTTCTTGACCACATCAACACTAGCCTGTGCAACATCATCGCCGAACACAAAGTCACGCCTTGCACTGCCGTTACCCCAACACACTATATCTTTGCCCTCAACGTTGTACAACTTCCAGACGTTGCTACTGATCACAGTAGCGTCTTGTGCAAAGTTGTCATTGAGTCCGTAGATGTTGCTGGGACGTATCACAGTCCAGTTGTCCCATCCATACTGTACTTGTAGGCTTTCTAATGTAGCTTCACCCATACGTTTGGTCCACCCCGGATACCAATCATTCTTACTGGGCACAGTGACCCATACATCTTCTTCACGCATGATCTCTGTAGGTTGGTAAACACCTACACTTGAAAGATAAACAAACCAACCGACCTTGGCATCAAATGCGGCCTTGATCATGTTGGTATTGAACATCAACATAGGAAACAAGTAGTCTGCAGGTTGTTTGCTACTACGTGCTGGCGATCCTTTTATTCCTGCAATATGCAGTACAATATCAATCGGTTGTTCTTCAAACAGTGACTCGCAGTTGTCCAAATATGTTAGGTCTTTCATTACCAGTATTAGATTAGAGTATTGTTCTCTTAAGGAAATCAATCCTTCTCCTATATTAATGTCCACTGCATAAACTGCATGAGCACCTTCTTCTAAGCACTTGCGAACCGCAGGTAATCCCACTAGTCCGTTGGCACCTGTAACGACTATATTTTTATTTTTAAATTCCATGTTGAAGGTCTCTTATTAAATTTTGGTAAGGTTGTGCATTGATAAATGTAGTCAGATGGTTTCGATTATGGATCAATATATCTTTTACACTAAAATACAATTCGTGAATTTGTTCAAGTGTTAAATCATTTAATTTTTTTAATTCGTGTTCTATCAGCGCCATGCGCAATTCGGGATCTTGTTCAAGATCGTATTCCTCGTTAATATAAGGATGAAATGTTCTAAACCCTAATTCATGCAGGTCTTTCAAAGAATTATAATTACCTACATATAAAAACGGTTGAAAGTTTGCTATAGGCCTATATGTCTTTTCCGACATAAAGGGACTATCACCATCGTGAAATCTTGTTTCAGATACAATATGAATATAAGTGTTGAGATAAAGTTCTTTTTTGTTGTTGTGTGTTGAAAAGTTAGTTTTTTCAGACTGACTCAAAAGATGCGTGTCAACTTCCCAAGGCAGTATCTTTACAATTTGTCTAGCCATTTCTGACAGGTCTACATCTTTGTAATAGGTACTCCACGCCCTGGAACTGTCCAGCACCTGTCGCTCAGTTATCTGTTCAAGGAAACTGAACACATTATGATCTAGCAGATTGTATTTCAATGCTAGGTATGCCAGTGATATTCTGTGTGCGCGATTACTTAATTGTCTATTGAAGCACATGAATTTGTGAGGGCGTATTTTATCAGGATTCAACTCATGCTGTTTGACAAAATCGTTCATGTAGCCAAGTCGACCTGGTCGAGGCCTTGATGTTATTCTTTCAGCATCTTCTCTAGGAAATAACAAAGGTCCACCAACTACTCTTATACTACAACCAGACACAGCGAATTCGTTTCCCGCAACTACTATTACATTCTTGCCGTTGATACCTATTGATTGCAATAATGAATCAAACTTCAGTAGGTCTTCTTCGTTGGAGACAGGATCATGAATGTAATTTATAACCAGTTTTACTTTGCCAGATCGCAGATGGTTTAACACTTTGGGGGAGATGGTATCGCTGATATTGTAAGTACAACTATTTCCTCCTATGTTAAATGAGTGATCTTGAAATAGTGAATTTAGTGAAGTGCGTATTTCAATCGGGTAGATGTAGATATCAGCATCGTCCACAATTTGATCCGGATCAACCATAGCATGATTTTTAAAATATTTAAAAAAGTTGTTATGCCACCTGAATGGGAACATGTCACTATTCATTAGACTAGTAGCTGTACTTTCTACAGAATCGATACTTGGTATAGAACTTTTGATATGATTGGCCAGTATGGGATGAAGTCCGTTGGACAGCGGTACAGATTGATACCAATTGTCATAAACTATTTTTAGAATACTATCCATTTGCCTGTGCCGTAATGCGGATACTTAGATTTGTAATGGTAGTGTACTACATCATGGGGTACGCTACGTTTACCATTCCATGTGGTATCTGTTGGAGTATATGTTGATACTGCATTGTCTTCCACTACAAAGTATAATGGTAAATCAAAGTTTCTAGCATACTTGTGTATCTCGTAGAATATACCGCTTTCAAAACTCATGTCACCAATAAAGCACCATACTTTATCTGTAGAACCTGCACGTTTGATTTGCTGAGCAACACCCAGTGCAACGGGCAGTGTTCCGCCAACTATGGCACTGCTGTAAAATTTTTCATCAACATTGCAAATACTAATTGACTTTCCTTTGAGAATTTCTGCAGTTATCCATTGAGGATCTAGGCCTTTAAGCAGTGCATGATAATGACTGCGCCAGGTACTGAACACCCAATCAGTTGTATTAACACGTTTAAATATTTCGATCAAACTGTGTTCATTGCCGTTTGACAAGTGTATAGGTCCTCGAACTCGAGCACCTTCCCATAGAGCTATGATCGAATCTTCAAACTTGATCAAACTATCTGGTGTATGATCGATATCTCGCACGACGGGATACTGGTCTAAATTAGTTATCATTTGTCACGCCCTTGTATTATAGGATCTTTAGTAGGCCATTCTATATTGTAAGCCGGGTCATTCCATTTTATTACACCCTGATTATTTTCATTAACATAGTCGCCTTGATAAAATAGGCTGTAGTGAAAAATGCAATCTGTCAGTGCATAGTGCCCGTTAGCAAATCCCGGGGGTACCAGTACTTGGTCTCTGGTCTTTTCACTTATGATGTAAGATTCCCATTTGCCAAATGTATCGCTGTCTTGTCTTACATCAAGCACTACTAGATAGATATCGCCGACTAGAGCTTGAACCAGCTTCCAAGTTTTGTCATCATAGTGTAGTCCACGCAGTACACCTTGATATGATTTTGAAAATCTAGTATGAACTTGCACATCGTTTGGTAATATTTGGTTAACAGGGTGCGCAGTAGAATGATAGGTAGTAAATATCTCTCCCCTGTACTCTCTATAAACAGCAGGCGAGTACACAGGGACTTCTTTACCAAAGGTATTTAGATATGCTGTGTCTACTGTTTGCCAGTTACTGTCTTTGTAATTCATGGAAATATTTATTCGTTGGTTCGTTGGTGCAGATATTTTATTAATTCAATACTGCTAGGATCGTTCTTGTGTAGTGTCAACAACAGATTATGATTGTGTTCTAATATAGACTCCATCTGCCAATACCAATCATGCAGTTGGTCTTGAGTCATAGCACATAGTCTGGCAATTTCTTTATAGATCATATGTACACGACGACCTTCGTCAGATTCAATATCGTAGCTTTCGTCTATAAACGGACTAAAGGTTTTGAATCCCAAACTTCTTAACAAAGCTAATGCGCCTGGATATGCTACAAATAAAAACGGTTGGAAATTTGCAATTGGCTTAAACACTTTTTCAGTAAGTGACTTGTGCTCTCCGTGTACAAAAGTTTCTGTGCAGATATAGAAATAACTGTCAGCATGTGGCTTGGCATCTTTGTCAGTCCATGCGCTTACTAGCTCATGACGATTGTCTCTTTCACTTTGTAGGACATGCGGCGTTGAATTGCATAGCTCTTTTACTGTGTCAGTGTTTATGTCAAACTGATAAAGATTCCTATAATAATCTAGCATACGATCATTAACTTGTAGTTTAGTCAAGCAAGACCAATCTCCCTGACTTAATAATCCATCTGTGGCCATCTTATACAGCAGAGCCAGTCTATGATTTCGAGAGTTTCTAATTTTAAATAAGAAATGATTTGGTCTTTTAAAATATCTGCTGTTTCTAAATTGCTCAACGCTCAGACGGAAGCTAGGGTTCTCAAAGTAAAACATAGATGCTTCGCTCATTACATAGCACCAGTTGTGTACTTCTAGTCTACGTTCGTCGGGTCTAAACCATGATTCGTATACTTCTCGACCATTGAACGTGTTAAACGCTAGGATAACTTGTTCCTTAGGTATTCCGCTGTATCTAAGAACTTCATGTAAATTTATATAAGTTTCTTTTTCTATAAAGTTCTCTTGTCCATAATCTATGAATATGATAGCTCTTCTTGATTGTGCATCTTGTAAGGCTTCTTCACTCATGTGTTTCCAAAAGTATTCGCCATTTAGTTTGTTGCCTGGCCTTAAATTAACTCCTACAAATTCATGCAGATGCGGCCCTAGTTTTATAGGGTAGATATATCGATTGACCTGATGCTTGCCAAGGTACAAAGAGTTTTCAATTATTTGTACCTTATTAGAGTATACTCCCCTATCAAGATGCGAGCCGTTGTGTCTAATACTGTTTGGCCAATCACCGAATTTTTTATTAAAGACAGATCGTGTTACATCACTGGCACCTGGATCTGTAAAACAATTTTCTCTGTCTTTGTTTGAATATTGACTGTTAAAGTAATTTAAGATAGCGTATTCTGGCATCAATGCATTTGGCAAGATGTAGTTAGGAAATACGTAGTCGTAGAAAAAATGCAATTGATATTTCATAGCTGTTGACAGTAATTGTAAAATTTTACCATCTCGGGAAATGTAGCCGAGAAGTTTGTGCCACGTCTGCGATCATGCTCGTCAACAAACGCTACAAAGTCTTTTTGATTCTTTACAGTATCTGGTTCATCGTGTGATTGAAATATTTCGTATATTCGTTTCATACGTTCGACTTCAAGACGATCAAATCCTTGGTATGTTTCTGTTGCAGTGCCTTCTGCATAAGACTGCACAAAGTCCACATGCTCTTTGATTGTTGTGGCAAAGTCCTTTGTTAGAATAAAGATTGACTGATGTGGAGGCCACCGCAGATACGGTATGTCTAATAGTACAGCAGTTTGCTTATATTCTGGTTTGTAATATTGTGTTTTGAGTCTCAATACATCTTGCAAGAATTTGGTATAGCTGGGAACGCTTAGGGCATTGTAGGTGCTCATGATTGTAAACCCTACACTTGGTACTTCTTTTAGCACACGTTCAATATTATCGATCCATTGAGCATAGTCCATACCATTGCGTATATACTCTGCCTGAGCGCCATATGCCTCTGCACTAGTAAAGATTTTGAATCTTTTTACTTTGCCTTCCAACAGTTTAATCTTTTCAATAAACTTATCTAGTATGTCACTCGGTGGACACATGTTGGCATTAATACTAAAGTCCAAGTTTGGATTGGGATTAGCAATTATGTAATCTAGAATCTTAAATGTATTTTTGTTCAGTAAAGGTTCACCGCCAGTGATACGAAAATGCTCTAGCTCACGATAAGCAGTAGGCCACCATTCCCAAAATGCATCAACATAGGGATTGTCGTCCTTGTGTGGTATGGGCATCTGATCTGTTTGTTTCAGCCACTCCAGGTTGTTGAACTTGCCCGATGTGGGATATGGTCCAAACTTTTCAATTTCTTCCATCCAACGTGAGCTGACATTGGGCGCACAATAACTGCATTTAAAATTACACACATTACCAAAGCTAACTTCTACGTAGCTGGGTACAACATCATGGTCCCAGGGTTTACTGGCTATGTCTTGAATATGAGGTGCCGCCCACTTGTCGGCACTTTTAAAAATTCTATCACTTAGTGAGTTACTGTTGTCTTCAACACGCCAGCAGTAGTCACACTCTGCCGGACGTTCGCCACTCAGCATCATCTTACGTTGTAGTTTTTTAAACTTGGTATTGTGTAACGCTGATGGATTGGCTGACAGTTCTTCTAACGGTATCTTGTGAGGTGCCGGATGATGGCAACTATGGTTATGCCCAGTTTGGAGATGAAGCGTTACCTGCTTCCACTTAGCGGCACAAAATGATGGACTGACACTATTAAGTTCATCTCTAAACTTGTTTATGTCCATAGACTCTGACGGATTTTGATAAGGCGAATCATCATAGCTTCGTCTTCTGCTTCATAAGCCTTTTCAATCTTTTGAAGTAGCTTGTGAGCCTTGTCGCTGGCTTTTTTAAGTGTAGGATCTTTCTCACCGCTGAAACTCAGTCGGCCACCGTTGGCCAAACGACTGGCTTCGCATGCCGCAGTCCAGCCACTTGCTTCGTATGGGTCAGGACGATTGCGATATGTAACAGTCCACCAAGTGTAAAGCTCGATGATTTCTTTAGCGGATTTGGCTTGATAGGTGGGCTCGCCGAATCCTTTGTCCCCAGGAGTAGCACCCATGTCTTCACCAACGACAAGCTCGCTAGCCCATTTGAGATATTCCATACCTGCTTCGGCATTGCGCCATGTACGCAAACGTAGCCAGCCACTGCGCCACCAAGGCACATCAAATTTGGTTTTGGCTTCATCACTCCACATGCAGTGATGCCATGCTTGTTCTATTTCAACAAAGTCCACAAGCTCATTGAACATACAAGGAAGAAAGCGATTGCCAACATCACTCCAGTTACCCGGTTGTATGTCTCGAGGATGTGCGGTAAGAGCATGGCTGTAACTAACCCAGCGATTGTTAATATAATAGCGTATGTCATTTAGTCGATCCGGAATATAATAAACAAATTTTTGAAGGTGATCTAATCCTTCTTCGGCAATCCACCAACGAACAGGATGTGCTGACTTGGCTTTTTCAGTCCACTCATCCCAGCCTTCACTGGTTTGGGCTCCTGGTTTTGGTGTGCCACGTAACCAGTCTGCAAATTTCGAACATGTCCAATAGTGTGATCTCATATAATTTCCTTGTGTAATGCTGGTGTTGATAGTGTGTCATTTTCATTACATGCTACAGGTTTACCACTTACACCTAAAAAAGTAGTACCCCAGGTCTTACCTGCATGTTCAAACTCTACATACACCTGTCCATAAGCACAGAATCTGCGTGTATGAACATCTTCCTCAATACTTAGCAGGTTGCGGAATGGCCACAAGGCCATAATGAGTATCGTTAATATAACAAACAGTACAGTGTTCTTAAATCTTTTCACCCGCTTCGAATCCTCTAAATTTTAAGAATCTAGGAAATCTCAACGAATAAGTACCGTCTTGATTTTGCGTTACAGCGTCTGCCCTTACTTCAACAACAGTTCCGACAACATGATCGCGGCCACTCCAATAACTATCGCGGTCGCTGTCGCTGAAACCACTGCCCACGTTAACTTTAATACTTTTTCCATCATCTTCTCCTTCGCAAACTAATGCACCTAATTTACCTACGTTACGACCTGTACCTTCTTCTGTGGCAACCACAGTAAGACTAACTTCAATGAATGGCTTGAGCTTCAACCATGCAACACTGCGTTTACACTCATATCCAGCGGCAGGATCCTTAAGCATGATGCCTTCGTATCCGCCTGCAATCGCTTTTGCATTGATCTCTTTGTAGCGAACTTGTCCTGCTTCAGTGTCCAAATCAACAAGCTCATTGGCCACATAAGTCACATTGGGCATCATGTCTTGATTTTGTTCAACCCAAAATTTGACCATGCTACTTCGAGTAGTTTGATCCTTGTTGTAAATGCCTTTTTCAAAATCTTCCAATGGCACCACATCAAACAGGTTAAGCACAGCATCACCCGCTTCTACATTGTCCTTGCGATGTACTTGCTTCATCAAGTCTTGGAAACTGCTGGACATAATTTCTCCATCCAGTACAATGTCCATACTCTTGCTGGCGCCTTTGAGTTGAATCACGTTTGAAATCTGTTGTGCTATGTGAGGAAAGTTAGCAAGTTCTTTACCATTGCGACTGAACATATCCACCCGACCGTCACTACGTACAATAGTAATAACTCTAACTCCGTCGAGTTTAACTTCAATAAGTTTTTTGCCCGATACCTTCGACTCATGATTAGCACTATCATGAGCAAGCTGACAACCGAATACAGGAATAGCATAGTCAGCATACTTCTTCTCCACTACTTTGTTAATTGTTTTTTCGCTTACACCACAGCGCAAGTCTTTGATTAAAATCCTACGATACCAACCATTCCATTCTGCTTTGGTTGCTGACTTCATCATGGCGGCAATCATATCACGTGCTGTATTACCAGTAACTTGACGTGTAACAAAACCAGTAAGAGCGAGAGTAAAACTGTCCCAAGGTAAGCCAGCACCATCCGCATCTGTTTTCTCAGGTATCTGTTTGAGTCCAAAAGTGATCATTGGATCTAGCGCAAGACGACAACCTTCAAAGAATTCTTTATTGCCTTCTTCAGCTATGGCTAGGATTATGGCTTCTTTGTTTAAACGGCTTGGATGGGTTTCTAGGGCCCAAATGTGACTGGCACAAACGCTCATGTTTGACTCCTATAAGTTGCTGTATAAGTTTATATTATACAGCCTAACTGCTAGTATGTCAAGTGGTTTGTGGTCTTAAATGGCTTGCCGTAATAGGCATTTTCCAATTGGCGCAAGATCAAATTACGCATTCTGCGTATAATTGGATGATTGTGATTCCAATCAAATGACTTCAAATAATCATTCCAAGTTGAATTTTTATGTCTACGGCATTGATTTGAATCTAGGTATCGTCCAATTGTTGTAGGATCGTATCCAAATCGATCAATCAATTCACAGGCACAATTGAACGCATGTGCGCCCATTTCGTCTCTGTCACCATAGTACTCTTGCTTTTTACGATCAGTAGCATAATAGGCAGTGCTTTCGTATCCGGGAATGTTTTTAAAGTTACGGGCACGGAATTGGCGCTGATGTACAATTTCATGCAGTACTACATCAGCAAATCGGATAGCCATACGTTTAAAACGATGATTGGTTAATCGTAACTTTCGATCGTTTGGATTGTAGTTGAAATTGACTTCAATCGCAGGCTTGCCTTTGTGATCCAAATCGCTGTAGTAAACTCCGCCCATGAATACAAATCCAGGTGTAGTAGGAGCATACAAACACTTTTTGAGTTTAACAGGCAGGTGCGCCTTAATGTGGCGAATAATGCGTTTTTGGATTTGACTGGGAGATAGCTCTTTGCCCACTATTTCGCTGTTGAGCGAATAGAACATAGAGTACAGATTACTGCGGGTTAATTCCGACCAATCGAATGGTAGTTGGGCCATAGTAAACTCCTAGACATAGCTATTTATAGTTTACTACAGCAACCAATTATATACGCACTTTATGGGCGTTTTGTTATGATCTCGTCAATTAATCCAAAATCTAGTGCTTCTTGCGCACTCATAAAGTTATCACGTTCCATAGCAGAGTGGAACTGCTCAAACGTCTTGCCCTTGCTGTTATGGTCTACATAAATTTGGGTCAAGTTCTTTTTCATTTTAATGATTTCGTTTACTTGGATTTCCATGTCTGTAGCTTGTCCACCTGCACCACCGCTTGGCTGGTGAATCATGTGGCGAGCGTTTGGAAGCATTTTGCGTTTGCCAGGAGCCCCAGCAGTAGCGAGCAAGGAACCCATACTGCAAGCCTGACCCATAACGACGGTACAGACGTCTGGTTTAATAAATTGCATTGTGTCATAGATAGCCATGCCGGCAGTAACCACACCCCCAGGACTATTGATGAAAAAAGTAATGTCTTCATTTCCTTGACTTTCTAAAAATAGTAGCTGTGCTACCAGCAAACTTGCCGAATGTTCATTAACATCTGTGTCCAGCATAACAATACGGTCCTTGAGCAAGCGACTGTAAATATCATAACTACGTTCTCCACGAGCTTCTTGCTCGATCACCATTGGTACTAGGTTTGGCATTTTTATCCTTTAAGATGCTTCATTACGTTTTCTGGGCTTGATACGCCGTAGGGATCTGGATCAGTGTCGCTAGCTTCGGGTTCGATGAACATGTGCTGTACTTGCCCATTATCGATGATGGCCGCATAACGGCGACTGCGTTTTCCAAAACCAATTGCACTCATATCTATCAACATGCCCATACCTTCTGTAAACACTCCTGCTCCGTCTGGAATAGGATGTACATTTTGAATGTTCAAACTACGAGCCCACTCGTTCATAACGAACGCATCATTAACACTGACACAATAGATATCATCAATACCTTGTGCTCTAAAGTCTTCATACTGCTCTTCAAAGCCGGGTAGTTGGTATGTTGAACAAGTTGGGGTAAATGCTCCCGGCAAGCTGAATACCACTACTCGCTTGTTGTCAAACAGCTCTGCTGTAGTCTTGAATACAAATTCTCCACCGATTGGGCAACCACCGCCCTCGGGTGCTAGATCGCCTTGGCGAAATGCAAATGTTACATTTGGTACTAGTTGTGTCATAATTGTTCCTTAATAAATTGTTTTAATTCTGGCGGAGTCCAGCCAATTGGCTTTAGAACCTTGCCGTCTTCACGCTTGCGCACCTTGCCTGTTTCGTGATCGATCTTGGCAAAGTTAGTGCGCATAACTTCTTTCCATGCACCCTCGGCATCGCTACCTGTACTATGAATGGCACCGATAGTGACTACTAGAATATCTATAAGTGCATCTAACGTTTCTAACTGATTATTGTTGTTGACAGCTTCCCAAAGCTCTTTGTATTCTTCTTCAATGAGTCTGAGATACATTGCAAACTGATCTCGATTAAACTCACCACCTGCGACTTGATCACAGGCTTTCATAAACTTTTCTTGATCTCTAAATGGATTGGTCATTCTGCTGGCTCGTATGTTTGTTCAAAGATGTCTGGCTTGCAAGCATAGAACTCGCCCTGCACACCTTTGATAATCCAATCCCCTTCTGTGGCAATGTGTTTCACAGTCAAATGAACACCATCTTCCAATGTTCCAATTTCTGCTTCTGCTAGTGCGCTAGGATGACGATCCTTGCTCACATTACCCAATGCTGTGCCACAAAAAGATTTGACAGCAATCATTCCCTGTTCATCATAGATAAATCGAACTGCTTCGATCACTACGGGTTTTTTTCTAAATTTCATTCTGTTTCCTGGTGTAATTGGCTTTGATATAACTCCAGCTGATCTATAAGATTTTGAACACCTTGATAGTTCATAGTAAGTGTGGTATAACCCATTTTTAGAGATACACGGTTGTCAGAGGTATGCCCAATTTCGTAGTATGTAGTTGGATCCTTTTCTTTAGGAGCAGGCGGTTCAACTGGTGCTACGGCTCGAGGAGCAGGAAACGGTACTACATTTTTTGGCATTTTATTTTTCTTAAACAAATCAAACATGGTATTTTCTTTCATATTGAGCCAGCGAGCCAGCGGATTACAAACCAACGGTAATGCAATTATACATAACCATGCTAACTGTGTCAATGGAAACAAATCTGTTTTGAGCACAAAGAGATCTAGCATGCCAATGATGAAGTAAACAGCACTCCACCAAAACAACCAATACCCGCCTGAGCGTTCAAACAACTTCATATTAGTCTTTCTTGTCTCCGAACAACTGTAGCAAACTGAGGAAGATATTGATAAAATCCAAGTACAGAGTTAACGCACCTATCACTTCTGCGGCAGGGCTAGAATCGGTACTGACCATTTCACGAATCTGCTGTGTGTCGTAAGCAGTTAGACCCATGAAGATTACGATAGCCAGGGCTGAGATAACCATCTGCATTACTGAGCTACCGATAAAGATATTGATAATGCTGGCAATGATAATAGCAATCAATCCCACAAACATAAACTTACCTAGACTGTCCAAATCTTTCTTGGTAAAGTATCCATAGAAGCTCATAGTTCCAAACAACACACTGGCACCCATGAACGCACTAAAGATACTAGCCATAGTATAGACAGCAAAGATTACAGCAAAGCTCAATCCCATAATGGCCGCAAAGCCTGCCAACAATAGTACAGCAGTTTCTTTTGGAGGATTAGCGTTGAGTGCAATGCTAATTCCAAATACAGCAACTAGTGGGGCAAAAATTACTACCCAATGCATTGCACCTGTAAAGAAAAACTTCACAAGTTCTGGATCAGTTCCTACGAAGAAACTGACCAGCATACTTACCAGTGTGGCAAGCCCCATGTAACCGTACACACGGCCCATAGCTTGATTGACTTCGCCTGCCGAACGATAACTAACGATTCCGTCAGCTGAATAATTTGTTCCAAACATATTTTTTCCTTTTAGTTAAGTTCTTTAAATGCTTCCGGAGCACGTTTAGTAGCAAAATCTTGTTGAGCCTGTGCCAGTTTGGCCTTCTTCAAAAGATTGGCATCACCTGTGGGCAAAGCAACTAGAACGAACACACGAAAGCGTCCACCTTCTGCGATGCGCTTGATGTCACGTACTTCTACACCAGTAAGGTCAACTTCCTTGCAGTTTGTACGCAGAGCCATTTCGCTCATTTCAGTGCTGGCAACGGCCGAGTCTGTACGATAGATCTTGGTTTGTTGCGTTGCAGTACCACCTGCCAGCATACAGATCTTGCCATAGGCATCTGCTTTGGCTTTGATGTCTGCCATGCTAAAGTCTCCACTTACCGCAGAGCCAGCTTCAAACACTGCACTGTTACTCAATGGAACTTTGGTCATCCAATCCGGAGCCTTGTCGATAGCACGTTCAACATATCGTTCTTGGCGTTCACGTTCTTGATCAGCACGTTTTTGATACACATCAGTTGTACCACAAGCGGCTAAGACAGCAACAATGGGTAATAGTAATAGAGTCTTTTTCATTTCATTTTTTCCTTAGTCCATTCGGCAGTTGACGAAATGTCTTTGCCAATACCTGAAACTGTGCTACAACCACTGAGTAGGAACAGCATCAAGAATGTCATAATGATAACTGTCCACATGATATTTTTGATTCTGTATTGGTTCATTTTGCCAACTCCACTGATTGTGTTTTAACTGTGTCTACGCCTTTGTCCAGCATGCGAGCAACACCGCCAAACCCAACTGTAAAGAAAATACCGCCTGCGATAAAAACCACAATGTACTTCAACATATTAAACCTTTCTGTGTGTGTTTGTTGAACATGTTACTATTATACAGCAGTTAGACTGGAATGTCAACCTCGATCTTTAATAACACAATCGATTTTGGCTTCACTCTTGAATTCACCACCCAATCCCAGCAATAGATTCTCTCTTGCCTTTTGTTTGGCATAGTAGCAGATACTGGCCATTTGTTCAAGTCCCTTTTCGGTTTCGTCCAAATGATGCACAACACCATTGACTTCTATATCAAAATGCACAGTGCATGAGTTTTCCCAACCGTTGGCTACTTCTTCTTTGGTTAAGTTTGTGATGTTGCCAACTCGGTGTTGAGTAACCAAACGAGTGCTGGTATCTATAACGCAACCTTGCGGCTTGTCTACCCGTGCTTCTTGAATGGGCTCTGCTGTAGCCACAGGAATGGGCGAGTTATTGCAACCCGCCAGCAAGATAACCAAAAGTGCAGGTAAAAGTTTCATTGGTATTTGTCATTAAGTTCTACATTAGTGAGGCCTGCCACTGTTTGGAATTTATCCCAAGCGGTCTTTGCGGCAGGATTGTTTGCCAATTCACTGCTGGGCAACACAGCTTCTAGCCAAATTTCTGGACGGCGTTTTGGGTGTGCGCCAAACTTACGGGGCTGATGCATCTTGCCAGACTCCCAAAGTTCAATGCTGACACTACGGAATTGATCCTCGTCGTGGTAACCTGCCCATTCTGGATTGGATTGGCTAAAGAAGCCGCTACTGTAAGCATTGTCAGTACCGCCACCGTATCCAATCCAAATGCCCGACCATTGTTCGTCATCGTGCGGATCAAAATCCGTACGAGTAATTAAGACTAGCACATCGTCGATGTCTACCTTGCCGTCTACAATATCTCGAACACAACGACTATAACTTAGTCCGATTTTCATTTTGATGCCTCTGCAATTTCTTTATAACCTGCCCAACTTGGATGAACGTTGTCTGCTTGCATACGTTCAGTTTTAAGTACGGTATCGTGATATTCATTTGCGATTCGCCAAATAGCATCACGCTGTACTGGAAACTTGTTACTGGGCATAACCCAGTAAACTCGATCAGCTTTGGTCAGCTGTCTAATAGTGCGTAACTCTTGTTCAGTTTTAATATACTGATGATCATTTGAGCCAAGCGATATGATCACATGGCTAGCAATCAGCGGAGTATTTTGGATATTCTTATCCAACCACTGCTTAGAATTGATTCCACCTTTAACATAGGCTACACATTCTTTGCGAATGTTGGCAACGCCAACTCCAATACTATCTCCTACAATTAAACAGTCAAACATTTACTTCCTCCCGTAGATAACGGACAAGCTCTTTGTCTTTGGGCTCGACCGCATAGTTGCGTTTAAAAAATATTTCATAACTGTCACTGCCGTACTTGCCAATGCCATACAACATTGTAGCATCTTCTCCGTCCCAAGTCAAGTAATCTCGACTCATTCCAATCAATCTTTGATAACGCACATTCAGCATGCCCAAAGGAGCCAAAATCGTTTTGACAAAGTCCTCGTCAGCGTTGAGCAAGGCCTGCGGGGTAGGAAACCAATAAAGGAATTCTGGTAAGGTCATCTTGACTGGTTTGCGACCAGTTTGGTTAAGCATGATGACACCCACCATATGTTCCCAGGCATTGTTGATCTGTTGTTGCACCATCAGATCGTCACGAAGAGGTTCAAAGAACTTCATTCTGATTTGGATGCGTTCTCTAATCCAGACACTCGAGCCTGCAACTGTACAATGCCTTCCTCTAATTTCTCAATATGGGAAGCCACTTGTTCCATAAACTCGGCTGTGTTTTTGCCAGTGGTTCGTAGCATTTCTGCAACGGTTACTGTGTTTTTAAGTTCTTCAGTCATTTAAATCTCCAATAAAATGTTAGGGTTCCAGCCAGTGTCTTCACTGTAGCCTGGACTTTCGTAACCACGTGGGTTACATACAACTCTTGTTTCACCGATTTGATAATCAAACGGATGATGCGTGTGACCATGTGTCCACAATTTAATCTGTGGGTGATCTAAAATGAACTCACTCAAGTCGCTGTGATATCCACCGTTCATCAAAGTTTCGTGAGCATACATTGGGTGTACACTTTGGAAACTGGGACTATGATGTCCCACCACAACGCACTTCTTGTCCTTGTGTTCTTGGATAATGTGCTTGATGTAAGCCAAAGTTTTGTCGTGGCGGATAGCCACATCCAACGCACTCATAGTAGCATAACTTCTAAAGTCGTTGCGGATGATACGGAAGTCGTTCATCATACCTTCAATGGCATGCATGGTCAGCGGATCACGCCGGTTCATGTTGGTCCAAAGTGTTCC